CACAGTAATACAGCTAAAAGACTAGGTATATCAAATGAAATGTCTGAAGAACATCTGGAAAATATGCAGCATCTTATTGATAGGCTTATACAGCCTCTCAGGGATTCTATTGGTCCTATTCGGGTCAGTAGTGGTTATCGTTCCAAAGCACTTAATCGTGCTATTGGTGGCAGCCTTAAGTCGCAACATAGCAAAGGTCAAGCTTTGGATTTGCAGTTTTGGCAAAACGGAAAAATGATGAACGAACTTGTCTATGATTGGATTCTAGACTCGAATATAGAATTTGACCAAATGATTAATGAGTTTGATTTTTCTTGGATACACATATCTTTAAAAAAGAAAAGTAACAGGAAACAAATCCTTGAAGCTTACAAAGACGAGGATGGAGATACTAAATATAAATACGCAGAGATTTGAGTAAGTTGTTAAATTTCTTAAGCGGTGGAGTTGTAAAACAGGTTGGAGAGGTAATAGATAATCTAAGTACTTCAGAGGAGGAACGACTAGAAGCAAAGCGTAAGATGGAAGAGGTGCTTATGCAGGCTGAATCGAAAGCTCAAGAGCAAGTTACTCGTAGGTGGGAAGCTGACATGAAGTCTGATAATTGGCTCTCTAAGAACATTAGACCGTTGATATGTATTTTCTTAACAATAATTTTTGTAATTTTGTCGGTGTTTGATGGTAATGCTGGTGAGTTTAAGATAGCTGAAAGTTACATACCAATATATCAAACATTGTTAATAACAGTATACGGAGCCTACTTTGCTGGTAGGTCTATAGAAAAAATAAAAAGAAAGTAAAATGGGAACAAATTTATCAGGAAGTTCTATATCGTCTACTTATCAAACTTTATTAAAAGTTGATGGAGGAGTTGATGGAACTTTAAAAATGATTAGCGATGGTGATGGTACAGACACGAACACTAAAGTTTCTACTAGCGGTATATCTACTGGGACTATTACCACATCAAGCACCTTAACTGTAGGTGACGGTTCAACTCCTGCTTCTTATACTCCAGCGGCTAACGCTGACAACTTCATTATAGAAAGTACAGGTGATGCAGGTTTAACTATATTATCTGGAGACACTAACGATAGTACTATTAACTTAACGGACACTGCTGCTGCTAATGGGTCAACTGGTGGAGTTATAGGTTATGATAACAACACTCAGGAGTTAACCTTAAAAAATGGTAATGTTACTGGAGTTAAGATAGACGGTACAGGTAAAACTACTTTTGGTTCTTTTGGTACTACTCCTCCAAGGGAAGTAAAAAATCTAACAGCTACAGCTTCTTTAGTGGCTACTGATGATTTTGTTATATACACCTCTAATACAGGTTCTCAAACTATAACTCTTCCAGCTAAGGCTAATTTAACTGGAAAATCTATAACTATACTCAACGCAGGAGATGCAATTTTAACGGTTACTGCTAATGGTAGTGAGACTATAAACAAGCAATCAAACGCTGTGTTACCAGCTACAGCTTCAGACGTACATTCTTGCGTTACTTTAACCTGTACTGGTGTTGCTGGTTTTGACTGGGTAATTACTGCGATGGTTGGTGCTGTTACAGTTTCATAAAATATTTTATTTTGGAAGAAAGTTTAATTATAAGAAAAATCACGATTGGTGATTTAAAGCAAGGGCTTACATATCAGGTAGGTCAAAAGATGAGAGGTGGTGACTTAGAGATTACTGCTATAATACAAGACGAAAGAACGTGGCTAAAGAACCATCAGGTTGTTTACGACGTGTATATAAAAGCTAAAGGTGAAGACTTTTCTAGACCTTGGAAAAGATTCTTTAATCAACCTACAGCTATAGAGTATCGAATAGATATTTCTGAAGACTACAAGGTATATTAAGTAAATTAAATAAAAAGAAGATGAAGTTAATTAAAGACCAGTTCTGGGTAAAGATAGAAAAGCCAGAAGAAGACACTATTAAGTGTGGAGATTTAGAGTTAGTACTCAATACAACTTACAACCCAATGTATCACGCTAGAAGATATGGGACTGTATTTGTAGCACCAGAGTCTACCTCGATAGAGCTTGATGTAAAAAAAGGAGACAAGGTTTGGTTTCACCACTTTGTTCCAAAAGAGGAAAACATAATAAAGTACATAGAAGAAGAGGATATTTATCTCGCTTACGTAAATCAAATATACGCTAGAGAGCGGGATGGCGAAGTAAAGTCGGTTCATCACTGGAACTTTATCGAGCAACTTAAAGAGAGCGAAGATGATATAAAAACAGCTAGTGGCATATATATAAAGGCTGAGGCTGAAGACATATTAGAGCGAGGTATTGTTAGGTATCCTAGCGAGACTTTAGGAGCTGAGGTTGGAGAGAAAGTTATATTTATGAAGAACTCAGAGTATGACATGGATATTAATGGAGAGGAGTTGCTTAGAATGAGAGATGTGGATATTCTAGCTGTATATGAATAAAGGTGAGCAGTACTCTAAACAGAAGTTAGAAGACCTAATCAACGCAGGTAAGAGTGCTGTTGAGATACTATTAGAGGAAATACAAAAGCCTTTAGATGTAGAGCTTTCTGACGAGAAGAGAAGAAACGCAATAAAAGCTAAGAAGGAGTGTTTTATAGATTGCCAAGAAATTCTTTTAAGTATTAAAGAGTTAGAGGTTAAAATATATGGCACTGACGAGAACGAGCTATTAAAGAGGGAAGCGGACTTTGAGGCTTCTTTTGCTGAAAGGAGGGCTAAGCGATGAAAAGAGTAGTCCTATTCCCAGGCAACGAAGGAGAGGTTGAAGTAATTGGGGGTGTAGAAATTGTCCTTCCTAAGAAACCAAGTAAGTCTAAGATTCTTTATCACAATAGAGTAAAGAAGAATCAAAAATGGGAAAGGCTGGAAGCACCCAAAGACTTAAGAAGAGATAACGCTGTAAAGCATGTTAAGTATATAGAAGAGGAGTTTAGAAGGAGAGATGAGGGCGTGTGGATGTATTTAAATGGCAAGGCTGTTTGGATTCCTGGTTCTCACTATATGTACATACAGTGGAGTAAAATAGATATTGGTTATCCTGAGTTTAGGATAGTAAATAGAAAGTTCTTTATTTTTTGGGAAGCGTGTAAAAAAGACCCTACCTGTTTTGGTATGTGTTATCTGAAGAATAGACGTTCTGGTTTTTCTTATATGACATCATCTGAATTAATAAATCAGGCAACGTCTATATATGAGGGCAGGTTTGGAATACTATCTAAAACTGGTGCTGATGCTAAGACTATGTTTACAGATAAGGCTGTTAGAATATACAGGTCCTATCCTTTCTTTTTTCAACCTATACAGGATGGTTCAACAAACCCACGTATGGAGCTGGCTTTTAGAGAGCCAGCAAAAAAGATAACTAAAAATCAAAAGTACATAGAGCAGAGTGCAGCACTTAACTCTTCTTTAGATTGGAAGAATACTGGTAGTAATAGTTACGATGGAGAGAAGCTTAGGATGTTAGCTCACGATGAGAGTGCTAAGTGGACAGGTCAAAACTCTATAAAGAAAAACTGGGGCGTAACTAAAACTTGTTTACTTCTTGGTAGAAAAGTTGTTGGTAAATGCTTAATGGGTTCTACAGCTAACAAGCTGGAAGAGGGAGGTCAGGAGTACAAAGATATATACACATCATCGAATACTGAGAAGTTAAATCCTAACGGTCAAACTAAAAGCGGACTATGGAAGTTATTTATTCCTGCTTACGAAAACCTTGAAGGATTTATAGATGAGTTCGGGAATGCTGTAATAGACACTCCGAAAGAGCCAGTTATGGTTATAGATGGCATACTTATAGATATGGGTGCTAAGGAGTACCTGCAGAATATAAGAGAAGGGTTAAAGGAAGACACGCAAGCTTTGTCGGAACATAAAAGACAGTTCCCTTGGACAGAAGAAGAAGCGTTTAGGAATGATGCTCAGAACTCTATATTTGATGTAGAAAGAATATATCAACAAGTTGATTATAACGAAACAGTTCCTAACTTAATCACCGTAGGTAATTTTGTTTGGGAGAACGGAGAAAAAGATGGGAAGGTTGTATTTTATCCAGCAAAAAATGGAAGGTGGAAAGTTTCTTGGATGCCTGAAAGTAATGAGCAGAATCATATCGTTATTAAAAACGGTAAGAAATATCCTGGAAACTCTCATAAGATTGTTGGTGGCTGTGACCCTTTTGACCATGACAGGACTACGGATGGAAGATTTTCTAGGGGCTCTCTACACTTACTGCATAAGTTCACCCTTGAGGAAGGGTCGGCTCCTATGCAGTTTGTTTGCGAATACATTAGTAGACCTCCTAAAGC